TTCCACTTAATCAATCGTTCCCAAATCATGGAGCTCCTTCATTTCTTTAAATAATTTTGTAGCACTTTCAAAACAATATTTTGCCTCTGGTACTACTGAATGTTCATACACATTTAAATATGTATTGATTGTTTCTTTTACAATTCTTTTATAGTCACCTACTTCTTTATGTTTAAATTTGTAGTATCTATTAGGACCAGGTGTTCTTTTCATAATCATTTGACCACCTGATAAATCACCCATATGTCTAACATAGATGTGAGCATAGAGTTTCATAGCCTCATCTTGTATTGACTCTATGTGTTTAATGTAATCTTTTGTGCTTTGAGTTATTTCTGGTGGTGCGCCTATGTCTGTCCACAAATGTCTATAATCATAATGTATATGTTCAGCTCTTAATAGACCTGGCGTATCTCTAAAAAGTGAGTTATGTAATCCGTATTTTTCTAATACAGAATAACATTGTAATTGATTGTATAGATAAGTTGCATATAGTTTTTCATCTATATGACCTGACATGAGTATTCTTACAAACTCTTGTCGCTCTGCGTTTTTATGATGTTCTAAAGTTAACTCTTTAATATCAAGCATAATATAAACATAACTAAAAAATTCTAATATTAATTAGAGTAGTCAGCAACACTATCAGCAGCTGTAGAAAATGCCGTTATTTGTGCATAAGTTGGTTCAGCAGGTTGTGAAATTGGTTCAGCAATAGAGTTTCTATATGGTTGACGCCATTCTGTTCTCGCTTCCCAATTTTCTGCTGTAACATCTTCATTACCTGATACGATAATTGATATATCAGATGAAGCGTCAGCTCGCCACAAAGTAAAGCATTTCATAAATTTTTCTCTGTTCATTTTTTTCTCCTATTAATTCTATATTTATACTATTAACTTATAGTAGTAACACTACCAGCCGTAGCAGCATATTCGTACATTGTCATAGCAAAACCTGTTGAATAATGACCTGTATTCGGGTTACTATTGTTACCATTATCAGCACCTTCGTTTGAATATTGTCCCATTCTTCTACTATATCCTTGAGAGTGTGCGTTGTGTACAATTCTTATTTTATGTTCATTAGTTGTATTTTGATTTGGTATAACAGCATAAACATATTTCAAATTACCGTGATGGTCACCGCTATCTCTATAACTAGAGTCAGCTCCACCTGCAAAATCTATCCAGTTTGAACCACCATCTGTACTAAATTGAAGTCTATCATGACCAGACCGCCATGTATCTCCATGGTCTGCTGTTACAAAAAAATCTACTGCTATAAAATTAGTTGCAGCTGTCGGTGTAATACCATATGTACCATCAAATGGACTAGCTAAAACACTATCACTTGTACTTGCGTTATCTATTGTTGAGTTTTTTCTAAAGTGTTTAACTTGTTTTAAATTACCACCTGACACAGCACCAAACTCTATAGCGTTAGCAGACGAGTTAACTTTTAGGACTTGATTAGCTGAACCTGCAGCCTGTCTTACCCAATTAGAACCATCATAGTAAGCAACATCAAGTGTTGTTGCACCATCTCCTAGGTCAGAACCTTTAGCACTTGGTTTCCAATAAGTTGTATCTGTCGGTAAATTACCTGTTGAGGCTAATATACAAATGTATGAATTACCATTGTATGATACAACATCATTTACAACATAAGCCGTTCCTCCGGCATATGCTCCTTTCCAAGTTGGTTTTAAATCTGAAATAGTTATGGCCATTTTTAACTTATCTCTGTAATTGAAGTTATTTCAGAGTCATATTCAAATAATGTCATACTAAAACCTACTGAATAATCACCTGAATTCGGGTTTGCATTATTACCATTATCTTCACCTTCGTTTGAAAATTGTCCTAATCTTCTACCTGAACCACTAGAATGACCATTTTTAACAAGTCTTATCTTATGTTCATTTGTTGTACTTTGGTTAGGTATTAATCCATAACAAGAAATTTGGTTTCCGTGCATTGGTGTGCCTGGATTATAAGCTGATTGAGCACCACCCATAAAATCTTTATAGTTTGAACCACCATCTGTACTAAACTGAGCTCTTATGTGGTCTGAACGCCATGTAGTACCGTGGTCAATAGTACACATAAAATGAACACCTATAAAATTAGCTGCAGCTGTTGGTGTAATACCATATGTGCCATTAAATGGGCTTGCTACGACACTATCACTATTGCTTGTATCATCTATGGTTGACTCTTTTCTATAATGTTTTACTTGTAAAAGTCCACCGCCACCTGCGTCACCGTATTCTAAACCGTTAGCAGCAGCGTTAACTTTTAATGCTTTGTCTGCGGCTCCCAATGCTAATCTCGCCCAATTAGAACCATCATAGTAGGCGATATCATTTGCTTGTAAACCTGAAATATTTTGTAAATCTGACCCTTGAGCCAATTTATCCCAATAAGTACCATTTGTAGGCAAATTCCCAGTTGACGCTAGTTTGCATATGTAAGCTGACCCGTTGTAATATACAACATCATCAACAACATAAGCAGTTCCGCCAGCGTAGGTTCCTTGCCAGACAAACTTTACTCTTCCTATCGTAACCGTTGCCATTTTTTTTATTTTCTCCTATTAAATAGTTGCAACCAAATTTCCACTAGAATCTATACTAAAAACAAAACCAGTTGTGGCATAAATTGTATTAGTAAATGTAGCAAATTGAGCAGCTGAAATGTTATCAGCACCTCCGTTAGTAGATACTACTTGCAAACTATCTAAAATACCATCGCTATCGGTATCGGTCAATATCAAGCCGTATATCTCTGCTCTATCTGTAAATTGTCTTAATGTACTCATTAGTTATCTTTTTCCTATATTTATATTATTTATTAATTGACTTCTAACAATTTCCAACCATAAGTTGCGCCTGTATATATTAAAGCGAAAGAAGCATTATTTTTTGACACAATCATATTTTCTGTCAAATTCATAATTTTTTTGCTGTTTCTATCTATTGTTAAATTATTTGTCGCAAAATTTCCAGCTAAATCTAAAAATCTTATTGTATCACCCTCTAACGGTGAAGCAGGCAATTGTACCGTTCCTGCAAAACTTGAAGTGTCAATGAATTTTCTATCATTGGCTGCTACTGCAACGGTAGTTGAACCATCAAATGTAATTGTTGACCATGGATTACCGCCACCTAAACCTGTCCATACTGAACCATTATAACCTTCCCAGGTTGTTAGTGTAGTATTGTATCTTAAACCACCAGCTTTTAAAGCGTCGCCTGTTGGTCTTTCGGCAGTCGTACCAGTTGGTGGCACAAGATTACCTGTACCCATATTATCTCTTAATAAGAAACCTCTTACAGCTCTTTCAGTTGGTACAGCTGAGTTTGCGTCACCAGCTAAAGTTTCGTCTGTACTAAACTCATTAATTGTAGCACCTAACTCTGCACCAATAGAACCAAGTTGTAATTCGTTTAGTCCTGAAAGGTCAAATGCGTCTGCGTTAAGAGTTGCAATACCTGTTGCCTGTTGAATTCTGAATAAATCACCTACTCTAAAGTCACCTGATTGGTCAGTAGATGTAAAGTAAACACGACCACCATTTAATTCTTGCACTTCGTCTGATTGGTCAGCAGGCTGTGATGGACCACCTGGATAATTTGATGTAGCAATATCACCAGTACCAATATCTAGGAAGTCATGACCTGTTAAACGAATGTTTGAGAAGTTAGATGTAACTAAACCTACCGTGCCGTCTGCTTTTGCATTACTTGTTGTTACTGATTCTGTTAATCTAATTAAGGCTGTTTCAGCTGTTGTATTTTCCTCTGATACTGCCGAAATTCTATAATATTTACTATCACCTGTAAATTTAATATTTCTTCCAACTTGAATTAAACCTGCTGATGTTAAAGAAGTTGTACCAGATTTAACTGCTAGTAAAGGACCTTTTTGGTCTAAAAATGCATTAGCAGCCGCTGATGTAACTTGGAATGTTGATGAATTTTCTTTTGTAAAAGTTAATGTTTCACCGTTTTGAAATGTACCACTAATATTATCTATAGCAACATAGTCTAATGAAATATTAACTCTGAATACTCTAGCAGTTGCACCTGAAGTACCACCTGATACCGTAGCAGTACCAGAGCCAGATGTATTAATCATATCTGCAATATCTGATTCTGTAGCAGCGCCTACAAATCCAGCAGCATTATAGTAAAGTTGTTTACCTCTAGCTTGAACATTTACCGCTGTTTCTGTTGGGTCTTGTCCGTCAGCATAAGCACCATATTCACCATAACCAGATGAACAATTTAAACCTCTAATAAAACCACCGTCTGTACAATAAAATGACTTATCACAATAATAAGTAAAGATAGAAACCATCTCACCACGACCTCTTGCAAGAGCATGAACACCAATACCATCAGAGTTTATTTGTGTATAGTCATTTGCTAGAATTGATTTGTTACCAGCACTATGCAAATTACCGTCAATCTCAATACCAGTTGCGCCAGCATTTACAGATGAGCAGTTTTGTACATAAGGTGAAGTAGTTGATATTGAACCACTAGGGTCTAATGATACAACAGCAGCTTTACCTGTTCCTTTTCCTACAGGTGTGCCTGTTAAACCTTTCATAGACATTTGTACAAGATTTGTAGTATTGTTCATTAAGAACATATTAGAAGCGTTATTATCTTGTACTGCTGTTACCGTTAATACTAATGCATTTCCAATATTACCTACTGAAGCAGCAGGAATAGTTATCGTATCGTTAACTGCAAAACCTGTACCACCATTATATACCGTAACAGCACTTACGGTATTACTAGCAACCGTTACATTGAAAACTGCCGAACTTGCAACACCATTTCCTGAAGTTGCATTTGGATGAACATAGTTATATGTGCCGTCTGTTCCACCAGAACCATTTGTTGTTATTGAAACCGTTTTAATTTGTGTACCTGTTCCGGAAGCAGGTCTTATTTCTGTGCCTCTTAAAGATTCACCTTGAAGTGTAACACCTGCTTTAATTCTTAAAGGTAAATTTTCTCTGTAAACTCCGTTTTTAACATAAACAACATCACCTATACCTGCTGATACTACTGCGATTGTAAGGTTTGAAGAGCTACCAATATTTCCACCGTCAAAAGTAATTACATCACCAGCTGCGTGACCAGAACCACCATTTATTAATAAAACGGTAGGTGTTGATGAACCGTCTGTTGTAACTCTTATACTTGCACCTATTCCTGAACCAGTTGAAGATGATTGACTAATATCATAAGTGCCTGGAGTACCACCAGTACCACCTGTTATACTATCAAAATCAACAACATCTCCTGATGTAGCAGTATCTAATGCTTTGTGAATTGTTTTAAATGGTAAAAATTGTGTACCTGGATTTGAATCTGAACCAGAGTTTGCAACATATAATACATTTGCTCCTTCAGGATTAGACCATGATACATCTAATCCGTCAGTTGTTAAAACTGAACCTTGAGGACCAATTGGTAATCTTGTTGATTGAGAAGCGTCTTGTACAATTATATCACCTCTTGTGCTTAATACAGCACCTGTATCTCCTTGTGCAATTAAAGCCCATACCGTACCATCTGTACCTGGTGTTACATTTGTTTGTCTATCTTTTAATAACACATAACTTGATGAAGTGTATCTTACAACATCACCAATATTGTAAGTTGTTATTGCGCTATATGTTCCTCTATAATTAAAACCTTCTAGGTTTTTTACCCAATAAGTAGAATTTACAGCACCATTTGTATCAGTAGGATATTGATTTGTATGATTAGCAATTGCTACATAATTATTACCACCATACTGAATTGTATCACCTGTTTTATAAGATGTTCCGTGTGAGTATTCGCCTAATGCTTTGAAACCTGTTGTAAGGACATCCCAATATGTGTTATCAGTTGGTGTTTGTCCTGAAGCTGGCGTATTGTTTATGTAAACATATGAGTAACCACCATAAGTTACTACATCACCGTCTTGATAAGTTGTGCTTGCATTGTAAGAATCTTCAAATTGAAACCCCTCACCATAAACTTGAAATTTACTAGGGTCAAAATCGGATGTTGAAGTGTGTTGAGTTGTTGTTCTATATTGAAATGCACCATACTTTACAAGGTCATTTAATTTATAATGTGTTGTGGCAGCCCAATCACCTTTAAAAAATAAACCCTCTGTATGTATTTCGTATTTGCCTGCTGTTAAATCTGTATAAAAAGCTGCTGATGTTGATTGTGATGTGTGGTTTGTAACAACCGTGTAAACATTACCACCATACTTTACAATATCATCAATAACATAGGCAGTTGAAGTTGCCCAATCACCTCTCCATTTAAATTTAATTCTACCTAATTGAAAATCTGCCATATTTTTTCCTATACCGAGTAAGTTGTACTATTTACCGTTGCTCCTGTTTCAAAAGTGTCAAAATTATCACTACCTAAAGCTGTTCTTGACACACCTTTATTTTCTCGTCTAACTAACTCTCCATCACTATTTATAAGATAAGTAGCATTGTTATCAAAAGTATATTGCTGGTACTTATCACTATCATTGTTGAAATATCTTTTATTTATTTGACCTACATCAATGATTTTTCCGCTATGAGGAGCTATGGTAAATGTAAGAGTTGTATTGTTTACCGTAAAATCTGCGTGTAATAATTTTCTAATACCATCAACAAAAACTGCTATTCTGTCACCTAATGTACCCATATTATTTGATAATGTAAATGCTTTTGTAGAGTTATCACCAGTAAATTGTTGAACATTAAATAATTCTAATCTTTCTTGTGTGTAATTAGTTTCACCATCTTTAGGTAATAAATCTGATTTGCCTTCTTCATAAAACTTTGAAACTTCAAAGCTGTCATTACTAGTTTCTCTAACAACATGTGTTAAATATAACATGCCTTCTTTTGTTCTTCTAATACCATTAAAATCTTTTGTTCTTGTTTTAGTTGTTGATGATGGAACTTGTAAAGCCATTATGATACCTCTAATACACTTAAAAATGCTTGAGCGTTAGGAGTTGAACTATCTGATAAAGGGTCTGCATAAACTCTTAATGCGTCATTGGCTTCTAAATTAATTGGTTTGTCTAAAACTAAAGTGTTATTTGTAGCAATTTCTAAACCTTTTCCTACAAAATAAGTTGTACTAGCGCTATTGTCAAAAACTTCTACATTGACATTAATAACATTTGTGCTACTATGATTTGAGATATAAACAGCATGAATAACGGCAGTATTTGAACCAGGCGTATAAACATTTGCACCCGAACCACTTGCAATACCTAAAGTTATACCTGCATTTTTAAATGTACTTGCCATTATTATCCTCCAAACACAATACCAAAAGCTAAAGCGTCTCCTTCAGTTGCTAAAACACCTGTTTGGTTTGGTAATGAAACCGTATTATCAGCAGTTGGCTCAACAGCAGTCAAAGTTGTTTCAAATGCGTTTGCTTGATAACCTTCAAAAATTAAATTTGCACCGTCTAAAGTAATATCACTACCTGCGACAGCACCGTTTGCTACAACATTTGCTAGTGTTACTGAACCAGCACCACCCATTTCTTTTACAACACCACCAGAAGTTTTTGTATAAAATTTTCCGTCAGTTACATTCATTGCAATCTCTCCGACTGCTAAAGAGCCGGCTGCTGGTATTGAAAGCGCTGTTTCACTTCGTTTTGGTTTTATTACCGTAGCCATTATTTAATGTGTTTCTTAATTTTGTTTATTAGTTTACTTTTAGTTAGTCGTCTGTCTAATTCAATACCGACTTTTCTACCTAATTTTTCTAATTCTTTTTTTGTTTTATTTTTTAAACCTTTTAAGTCTATTTCCCATTCTTTTTTTAATTTTAATGGTTTCATATAAGGTTTAGTAATCCAATTTTTAATTTTATTCCATAGTTTCATTAGAATGAACCTCC